CAGCAGATCGTAAACATGATCGCCGATCCAGCTCGATGGATTGCTGGCGCTCATCGGTGCCGGACGCCAGGTGCCGAACACCTCGACGGTGTACTGCAGGTCAGGCGTCGGTGCGACAACCAGTGTCTCGTCGTCGAGCATGGCGAAATAGGCAAACGGAACACCTGGCACACTGACCACGCTTTCCTGTGGCCAGGTCATGTCGATGAACGCCAGGCTGACCGGCAGAAAGCGCACGCGCGTGCCGTAGGGCGGCGACCGCCAGGCCGGCACGATCGCAGTCAGACCCTCAACAGTGATCGGATAAGGAAATGCGACCGGCAGGCCGTCGATGGTCTGACCGCTCATGTTGGTAAGCGAGAGCACGCGTGAGCTTGGCGTGAAGACCAGCGAGGAATTGACGCCATGCGTCGCCGCCAGATCGAGATCTCGGTAGATCCTCAGCTCGGCCTTACTGATGATGGTCGGCAGCGCGCCAGTGTAAGCAGCCGACGGCTGTTCATTCTGACTGTAGAAGGCCAGCGCTGCCGTGAGATCGGCGTACTGCACGGATCAATCCAGGATCTCGTTGGGCGTAGGTGGTGACCAAGGCGGATCCGGCATGTCGCCCATCTGCACATTGGCAAAGCCAGGCCGCGGATCTCGCACCGGCACCGGATCCGGTCCGATCTTGATCGGCTTGCGACCGGATGGCTGCGGTATATCCATGCAGATCGGACACACCAGAATGCGCAAATTGGCCAGCCGCGTGCCGCGCCAGTCCCACTGCCAGCCGAGATCCTTGTGCATGTAGCGAAAGCCGCAGCGATCACAGTGCGCCCAAGGCTCCGGCTTGGAGATATCGGCATAAGCGCGAGGGGAGTGCCGGATCATACGTAATACCCCGACAGGTCCGGGGTGATGACCGTCGGTACCTTTTCATGATCTTCGTCGCTGGCCTCTTTCCAGCACGCCGTCGCATAGGGCGCGAGAATGGGCACGCGCTCCGGCGCCCATTTCAACGCGACGTGCGCAGCAACCTCGGCGACGTAGGCTTCGTAGAAGCGTTGCACCAGATCGCCGGTCAGCCCCATCGACGGGACCGCGTCCTGAAACTGACTGAACACGTAATAGTTCAGCGTATAGGGACCATTGCCATCAACCGCCGGCCACAGCTTCATGGTCGGAGCCTGAGTGCGCTCGAACCAGAAGCTGGTCGGTGGACCTTGCGTGTCCTTGTTGGGGATGCTCGCGTAATTCGAGCGATCGATCGGGTACAGCACAGTGTCGGTGATGATGCCTGGCGCTTCTGTGTTGGCTGGTGCCGAGCGGTAGACGTCGAGCACATTGATGACCGTCGGGGCGACCGGCACGTCAATCTGGCCCTGCGTCAGGGCGACACTGACCAGTGAGACCTTGAACAGCGTGACGCCGCGGTTGGTCCAGCGCGACTGCACCAGGTTCATGCTGCGTCGGCAGGACTGCCAGTGCTCGGGCTCAAGCTCGATCGCGCGCTTCTGGCAGCGCTCGAATATCTCGATCACCACATCCGACAGCGCCGGATTGAACGTGGTGGTGCCGCTGGCACCGTTACCGAACGGTATCCCAACGCCCTCGCATGTCGGGATAGATGCGCTCATTTCCTCACGTTCTGAGCGAAGGTGACGCGTCGCATGAGCTGGGTATTGCCGGTGCGCTTGGCACGCGCTTTCGCGGCCGACAGCTTGCTGGCAGGGATCTTGTTGCCGGAGGCTACGCCGAGCTGCTTGTGCAGCGCGCCGACGGTGCCCTTCTTCTCCATGCGCTCACGCGCCGGACCGATCCAACCACCACCCTTGAAGCCGCCAGGCGCCGGATAACCTTCCGGCTGATTTCGCGGATACGTCGGCTCACCCCTCAGCTCCCCCGACCGTTTCGCGCGATCCGATGCGATCTCCGCTCGCTGGAGCTGCATGTTTCCGTAGGGCGTGCGTTGGCCGAAGCTCTTCCTGGCCTCATGCAAAACGTCAGCAGGATCGGAATAAGTCACCTGGTCTGATGACGGCGGCTTTACGGACCCGCCATCGTCACGTCTCAACCTCCCACCACGCGCAAACTTGCTCGGCGCATCACGCGCCTCGATCGAGCCCTTCGGCTCGAACCAGTCAGAGCGCGCCTTCCGGACCGGCGACTCCGGTCCCGGACCGTTGATGTCCTGCGTCAGCCGACCGCCGAACGCCCTACGAGCCCGGTCAAGGTGCCTCCTTCGGGGAATCGCTTCCCTCATGGCCCTGACCGCCGCCACCTGGCGCTGAAAGATGCTGCGCGCTGGAAAACGGTGAGCCGCCGCGGGCGAACGAGCGACCGCCACGACCATGGATACCGCCACCGCGTGCCCGCTTCGCCAGGCTCCCGCCCTCACTGGCACCGCCAACGGCACCGCCAGCCTTGCGAGCCGGGATCTTGCCGCCTCTGGCACGCGCTACCGTGCGACCACCACGCGCCCGATCGTCAGCGTCGTTATCGTCTTCTTTGCGCTCCTCGTCCTTGTCGACCTTGCCGCCGCGCGCGCGACGCTTGTTGATGGCCATGACCATTGCTCCTGTCAGTAGTTGGAGATCCCGGCTTGCAGCGCCTCGACGGCGACACTGCCGGCGCCTGCCGTGATCGTGGCCCGCCAGCCACGACATGGCGCAGTGATGACCAGGCTTGAGCTGGCGGTGGCGGCAGCAACCGTGGTGGGGCGAGCCAGGACGATGCCGGTGTAGCCTCGTGCCTGCACCTGATTGGGTGGGGTCCAGTAGTCGTCCATCGTGGTCTCGATCGAGTAGGTCACCGCCCCTGTCACCACGCTCTCGATGTCCAGGACGAACGGGTCGAGGTGATAATTCGGCATGAACCACTGCGACGAGCCGGTGCTGTTGGTGCCGACCGTGACAGCGCTGGTCGCCGCAGATGCAGTGATCCTGGTGATGGTCCTGAAGTTCACCGGCACGACCGCGACACCGATGTTCGCGCCCTGAACAGCGCTGCTGATCGTCATGCCCGCGTCGTTGGTGCCGTAGACGGTGAAGGTAACACCGCTGTCGTTGCCAGCCGAGGTGATGATGATCTGGCGCTGAGTGTCGAGGATCGCCACGCCGCCGACCACGGCAGCGCCATTGAGCGCGAGTGCGCCACCGCCGGCGGCAATGGTCTGCGAGAGACAGACGTTGTTCGCCGATGCCGCGGCCAAACTCTTGCTGAAGCTGACCGGCAGCATTTAGAGGATGCCGCCTGCCAGGTTGACAGTATGCAGGTAGCGCATGGTGACAAGAACACTGCCTGCAGACGTGGCACCGACCGGCGTCACGGTGGCAACCACGGTGGTGTTGGCCCCGACATTGTTCATCGAGGTAAGCTGCGCCGCAGTATAGGTCAGAGCGATCCGACCCGCCGCCGCCTTGCAGTCAACCGACGTGACGTACTGAGTGCCAGCGGCTGCGGTGCCAATCGTCATGATCGCCGACGTCGCCGAGTTGAACTGCGTCAAAACGTCGACATCGAAGTTCAATATCGTGGAACTGGGCGGTATCAGAAAGGTGGCCGACACCGCATTGGTGCTGTTCTGTGCGATAGGCAGACGCTGCACGAGTTCGCAGAGCCCAAAGTCACCCTGCTTGCTCGGTGGACTGCCCATGACGGTGCCGGTACTCACCGGCCCGCCCAGCAGGAAGGTTCCCGGTCCTGGCATTTACGCCTCCTTCAGCTCAAGCAGTGGGATACTGTCCAAAGGCGGCGCGTGGATTTTTGTACCCGATGCCATAGCGCTCGTATCCGATCACCAGCAGGTTGCCAGTCGTGGGATCGACCTGCAGGTCCATCTCGAACCCGACGCGATCATAGTACACCAAGCCTCTGACATTCGTGAGCACGAACCAGGCGAAGTTGCTGGTCAGGAACTCGTTGACTGAGTATCCCTCGGGCAACGCGCCGGTCGACACGATGGCACTCACATCATTGTTGGCAGTGCCGGTGCGCAGCTCAGTCTTGGTCAAACGCTCAGCCGCCCATTGCAGATTGAGCGGGACGATCATCTTGCGCCCACGGGTCAGCACCAGCAGACCGGCCTGATCGGGGAAGGTGCGGATCGCGTTCAGCGTCGTCTCAAGCGCGCTCTCATTGAGATCGAGCGGCACCGACATAGTGTTCGCATAGACCCCGTTGTCGATCGGGTGATTGGTGGCAAACAACGCGACACCATCGCCGCCGATCAGCGGATTGTAGGTCTGACCGGTATTCAACAACTGCGCCGCGAAGATGTCTTTGGTCTGAGCGAAGCTCTCCAACAACCCCAGCGACTGCGGCGCGAACGACTCCTTGTAGAGATTGTCGTCCAGGCTCTCCCTGGTCTGGGCGAAGCCAAGACCCACCGCACGGTGTTCGAGGTTGTAGACGAAGCGCTGTCCCGGCGAGTTGTCGAATACGGTCGCAGCGCCTTCGTTCTTCAACTGCGCAAGGCCGGTGTAGCGCGCCTCGACGAAGCGCTCGACTGCCATCTTCGAGGTGCCGATCGAGAGGAAGTCTTTGTACCGCGCGGGGATCATCGGGTACTTGCCCTCGATGCCCGCGAGCCCCGGCAGCAGAAATTCGCGGATATTACTTCTGTTGATAGGCATGTCCGCGCCTCCCTATGACTGACCGGTTCGCGTGGTCTGGTCGTTGGTATTCATGATGACCTCGACCCAGTTGTTGTTCTGGCTCGCGTCATAACCAGGGAACGGACCGCCAGGAGATACGAGAGGATTCGGATACCCCACGATGCCGACGATGCGGAACGGGAAGGTCGCGGTGTTGGCGATCGTCGCGGCATTCAGTCCGCATGTGCTGATCCCGGCTGCGTTCGGTGCGCCAGAACTGGCAGCGACAATGTCGATGTTCAGGCCCACCTGTGCCTGGGTGA